CCATAACTCAGTCCCTGCGTGTACAACCAAACATTTTATTTCTACATAAACTCTATTGCCGGGTTCTGTGCTATAAACAGCCGTTGTCAATTCTTTAATAGCCCATATTCTTTTATTACCAAAGTCTTTAAATATCTTCGTTCCAAATCGCTTGTCAATTGAACCCGTATTTCCACTGATTAGATTGACGGCATCTGGACTTCTTCGTGGCGCTACTTCGCTTTCGTGGGTAGTGAAATCAACACCCAAAAAGTCCTTCATTTGAAAGGCATCTTGTTTGATGTTTGAAGGGAATTTATAAGGTTGCTTCATTCTTCACTCTCCAACGAATAATAGTCGGTAACGTCTTCTTTAATCATCTTGGCTTCATTGATGAAACCTTCTGCATATTGTTGCGAGTAGAAACCTGTCTTCACGACATCATCGTCACTTAATGCGAGTTGTTGAGCGATGCCCCACGAAACGACATTGTATAGGATATTGTCTTGATACACTAAAACATCACTCAAGGTCGTAACCTTGGGGATGCTAGGTAATATCGCCAAATCGTAATATTCACGATTGTTGTTTTCAAGTTTAAAGGATTGTGCCAATACGGCATTGAGATTGGGGATAAAGACATCGAGATAGGTTTGAGCGTTGCTTGGGACTTGTCCCATTATGCCAACTACGTGATTAAATAATTCTTGTGCCGTCATAGGTTCTCCTTATTGGGTAAAAGGGAAAGAAGTATCAAACGATACCCCCTTCCCTTAAGTTAATCTAATGTTTAAGCGTATGCACTCGTTGCGACATCGGATACACATTTGTCGGCTGCGAATCCAGCGACTTTGATGGTTTGACCAGTCGTCAAGACAACTGCACCACTGTACGTGACTGCCGTTTTGCTATAACGTGGATCGGGTCCATCAACAGTATACTTGAATGTAACCCCACCGACTGCACCAACAGTACAACTGTTCGAAGCATTCGTGATGACAGGTGTAGCCACCTTGTTAGCCGTCAAGACACCTGCATAGATGCCGACTGCTTTCTTGGCGATGACGAACGCATCGTAGTAGTGATGACCTTCCAAGACTGCACCATCGATACCTTGAACTTCGGTCAAGATACGCAAGGTATGAAGTTTCTTAGGTGCGATACCTGCTTCTTTATGCATGATCATGAACTGAACGCCCGTTGGCAAGTAGCTATCGGGTACACGTACCAAGTAGGAATCAAACAACATCCCCACGACACCTTTGCCCAACGCTTGAGCGGCCATTGGATCGACGGCTAAGATTTCATCCGACATACGGACTTGATTGTACTTGGTTGCCCCAATGTACGTGAAACGATTGTCGTTTGGAACAAGGTTGTTGTCCAAGAATGCGTGTGCATCCGCAATCAAACCGATGATGGTGGACTTGGTGGAATCTGCGATGACGGCAGACTTACCAGCATTGAAAGCCCATTGGCGTAATGCCCATTTGTCTTGTTCTGGGATGACTTTTTCATCCAACTGCATTGTGACTGCTTCGCCCGTCTTCTTGACATCAAGTTGATCGGATGCGTTTGCTTTGTCGATGCTCATTGTCCAAGCACGATCTCTGGACATCGTGAGTTCTTGAACTTCGTCTTGCATTTCATTGACAGTGCCAAATCGTGCCAAGCCACTACGAGTGTAATCAACGAGATCAACTGTCAATGGCGATGTGATAACCAAGGAACGAGTTCCAATCAAGTCATACTTGGTTGAACACTTCCCTGCGATGAATGATTTCGCCGTCCAAATCTTGTCGATAGTTGGCGAATACTTTGTAGCTAAATTTAAGCCCATTTGAATATCCCTTTCCGACTATGGATTGTTTTATTTTCCCAATAGTCCTTGAAGGAACAAATCTTCTTTCTCATCTGCTTTATCGCCATTCAAACTTCCAATGTCGGTGGCTTTATTCTTTAAGTCCAAAGCAGCTTTTTCGCTCAGTTTCTTGGCGTTCTCTGCTAGGTACTTGGAATAGGCAACCAAAGGCGATTTGCCTTTTTGGATCAGTTCGATGACTTCAGTTGGAAAGTCGGTCAATTCCTTGAATTCTTGCGTTTCAGGGAACTCTTGGTGCAAGGTTCTAAACTCATTCTCTAGGCGTTGGACATCATCTGTTGGTGGTGTCGGTGCTTTGAGTTCGAGTTCTGCCATCTTGCGAGCGTGTTCGGGTTTCATCCCGTCTGCTTCAAGTTCCTTTACTCTGCTCTCTAACTTTTCATTTTGTTTTGAGTTCTTGAGATCGGCAACATATTCCTTCCAATCCTTAAGCCCTTTTTCCTTAGCGAACTCGTTAAGTACTTTAAGCTCTTCGGATGTCTTGTAGCCGTCCAATTCGGTCTTGATATGGTCATAGTTCAAACCCTTTTGGGCATTCGTGATCAATTCATCACGACTAAGTTCCATCTCTTGTCCGTTGTACTTGACCTTGGTGCTTTCTGTCGGTTCGGTACTGGTTTGTACTTCTGCGAAGTCTGCTTGATCAAATACCAATTCTACTTCTTCTGCTTGTGGAATGGTTTTTTCCGTCATGATTTACTCCTAGTGACTATGGTTGGTCACATCTATTTTAACACCCTTATAAATGGTGTCAAAACATCGTTTGTTATCTACCCTTACGAGCGTTTTTGTAGGCTTCTTCAATGTCCTTCTTCTTAGACTTGCTTGGTTCATAATCGGGGCGTTTTGATGGAACATCCTTAACCTTGCGTTTGTTCGATGATGCCTTGATTGCTTCCTTAGTAGGTGCGAAAACAGATGCACCTTCTGAGAATTGCTTGTTGGGTTCAGTGTATCGTTCACGATCCAACTTGTTGATTTCACTTGCCGTCATCTTTGATTCCTTAACCATCGCATCTTCTTTATTCTTGGTTGCTAGGCTTACAAAATCCCTTGCATTCGCCTTAGATAAGGGATTCGCCTTACTCGGACCACCTCTTGCCATATTCGTCTTGCGTGGAATCTTCTTCTTTTCCTTACTGCCCAATGTTTCTTTTGCCATGAGTTCTCCTTTATTGAATGCCTTGTGGCATTTGTGGCTGTTGTGGTTGTTGCATCGCCATCGCTTGAGCATCCAAGAACTTCTGTTTAGCAGCAATCGCCATCAAGATGTCTTGTTTCTTCGGTACGATGCCATCCGGTAATGCGTTGATGTAGGTCACTGCATCCGGAATGATGCCCTTTTGGAACATATTATCCAAGGTTTGAATCTGTGTGATCTCAGACCAATACGCTGCTTGACCAACTTCCACATTCATTCCAAACTCGTTGTAATCCAAGTCTTTGAAGTCAAACTCAATCGTAGAGCGTTGTCCATCCACCATGATTGGAATATCCCGTTTGCCGTAGTGTGTACTCATCAAATCAATGATGATGCGTACCGAGTTCTCGACCACTTGTAGATAGTCCAATCGTTGAAGTTCCAAAGGTTGAGCAGCACTCTTCTGTACAGCAATAATCGCACTTGTGTTATCCGGGTTCGAGATGTTCCCTAAAGCCGTATCGTACACACCCAAGGTTTCCTTTGTCTTTTGAATCAGTTCATTTGCAAAGGATATGAATTGACTTGAGAGCGTGACTTGTGGCGTTGTGATGGCAACGGCTTGGTTCGGACTGCCATTGACTTTGATGGCTTCCACTTTGTTCGACCAATTCGTAATCACATTCCCATCATAGAGAATCTTAGGGAAGCTCATCTTCTTAACGAACTCATTCAACATCATAAAGTATTTATTGATCGTGATTTGGTTTGAGATACATTCCGTCAATGGACTGATGCCATGATAACTGTTGCGTACTCTTCGCCATGACATCTTAGCAATCGGGTATAGTCGAATGCCAAGGTCTTTTGGTTCGTCGATCATAACCTTTTCAGTGGTCTTGCATACCCATACTGTGTTGTTTTCTTTCCACAACTTAACAATGACAGTCGTGTAGTCCTGAACAGCTCTCGCATCGGAATCGGTGTTGGTATGATCTTCAAAGTCGGCTTTGATCAACTCTGCTTGTTCCTTGCCCACCATCTTCTTAACCTTGTCCACAGGTAGTTTCTGCACGACTAGGATATAAGGTTGTTTCTGTTCGTCTTGTTCGGCAGGATCCCCAAATCCCATATTGACTGTATCAATCAATTCAAGGTTGATTGCACCTTTATGCTTTGAATCGAGATTGATCGTGGTGTCATACCACCAATGGAAATACGCATCTCCGTTGATTGCACAGTCCTTCAAGAAGTAACGTGTCTTTTCCTTAAACTTACTCTGTTCAAAGACTTTGTTGATGCCTTGTGATGTTGCATATTCCAAAGCCTTCTTAGTCGTTTCATCTTCAATGTCTTCGAGATCGCAACGAACTGCGATGTCATCACTGACGATGTTCGATACATAGTAATCAACGGCAGACCTTAACACATTGATGACAGGCTTGTCGATGTTCGGTGCATTGACACCTTCCCATTGATTGCCATTGTAAAAGTCTTGGTTCGTCTTGCACTGATCATAAAGTTCAATGGCAGACTTATAACTGACTGTCTTATCGTATTCCTTCCAAATCTGTTCAGGTGTCATTTTCATTCAATCGTTTCCTTCGGCTTACCTTGATAGTTCCAAGCTCTCATCAATTCTTCGTACTGTGCCTTTTGTTTCTCATCATCGAGATCGTACATTTCCTTGATGACTTCTTCAACAGTCTGTGTCTTGGGTTCGTTCATTTTTTGATAGACCTTGTACGCAAAGAATGCCATAAAGCCCATCGCAGTAAACATCACGATCATAAACACAAAGAATAGAATTTCCATAGTTGCTCTCCTTATAGACCATACGATAGAACATCGTTGGTTTCATCGTCATAATCCCGATCGTATTCATCTTTTGGTACGGGGATGTCTGCATATACATTTCTCAATCTGTTCAAGGCTTGTGTCATACAGTCCACTTCATCATCGTGTTCACTGTTGGGGAAGTCTACGGCTTCTTCAATGAGTGAGCCATGTATGTCCAAGATGTGAACATTACCCGCTTCCAACATTGGACTGACGGCACTTGCTCTCGCTTCTTTAGAGCCATAAGGTTCAACCGGAATGACGGAACGATATGTTCTACTCAAGACTTCGACAATCGCACTTCCGTTGGCTTTATCTTCCACGAGAATGGCGTTGTATTCCGGATAGTCTGCAATCAACTTCTGTATCTCTTTGATGGTTTCCGTAAAGCCCATTCTGCGTTTGATCTTGTTCAATAGGTAGTTGCCTTGTCCGGACTTGCCCCATACTTGAATCGCCACAAAGTCGCTCTTCTTGGTATCCTTGAACGTCGCATCCACCGAGATGACAGTGTGCATAATTCTTGGTAAGAGTTTGTAGCGTGTCCTACTCGGATCCGTTGTGTACAGATTGTCTTCAAACCACGCTCTCTTGAAGATGCCACCTTCTTCGTTGGAAGGATTGCAATAGTAGATACTATTCAATGCTCTTGTGCCTTCTGTGTTTGCAAAGGACTTCTTAAAGCTATCCCACCATTTACGATCTCGTCCTATTTCAGGAACTAAGAGTTCGCCATAGACACGCCCCATATCGTCTGTTTCGTCCAAACACTCAATGGGTAGCTTTATATACTCGATATGCTC